AATGACGCCGACTCACAGCAGTCCGGTTTCGATCTGATCCCCAAGGGCACCGTTGTGCCGGTACGTATGACCATCAAGCCCGGTGGTTACGACGATCCGGAACAAGGATGGGGCGGCGGCTACGCCACCGAATCCTTCGACACCGGGTCGATCTACCTTTCTGCCGAATTTGTGGTCACCGACGGCGAGCATGCCAAACGCAAGATGTGGAGCAACATCGGCCTGCTGTCCAAGAAGGGGCCGACCTGGGGCCAGATGGGACGCAGCTTTATCCGCGCTGCGCTCAACAGTGCCCGCAATATCCATCCGCAGGACAACACACCGCAGGCCGCCGCCGCACGCCGCATCCAGGGCTTTCACGAACTGGATGGGATCGAATTCATTGTTCGCGTTGATATCGAAAAGGACGCGAAGGGTGCGGATCGCAATGTGGTCAAGGTGGCGGTCGAGCCTGACCACGCCGACTACGCCAAGTTGAAGGGTGTCGCGGCCAAGGCCAACACCGGCGGTGGCAACTCTGGCGCTCCCGCACAGGCAGCACCTGTTTATCAGGCTCCCGCTGCTGCTCCACAACGCGCACCTGTGACGGGCAAACCGTCATGGGCGCAGTGAGGAGGATGGCCATGAACACATCCATTCTCACTGCCAGCCACTACGGCGTCGTGCATTTCGGCGATCTGGAATGCGAGGCAGTTGTCCTCAAGGGTGGCGAGCGCGGCTACGTGCGCCGCCAGCTTGCCAAATTGCTCGGCTTCCACGAAGGCCACAAGGGTGGCCGATTCGCCCGGTTTCTCACCGATTTCGCGCCTAACTCCTTGTCGGAATTGGAGAAAACACGTGAGCCGATTTTGCTGCCGTCAGGTCGGCAGACGCAGTTCTTTCCGGCAGGAATCATCGCTGACCTCGCGTCTGCCGTGGTCAATGCGGCGCTGACCGGAACGCTGCACAAGGCTCGCAAGGGGATCGTCCCCAACTGCATGAAGATCATGCACGCGCTGGCCACCACCGGCGAGGTCGCGCTGATCGACGAGGCAACGGGCTACCAGTTCCACCGTGCGCCCGACGCATTGCAGGACTTGATTGCCAAGCTGCTGCGCCAGTCCAGCGGCTCGTGGGAACGGCGCTTTCACGCCGACTACTACCGCGCCATCTACCGTCTGTTTGGGTGGAAGTACCAGGGCCACGCCCAGAACCCGCCCCACGTCCTTGGCCAGATCACGCAGCGCTGGGTCTACGGGCCGGTGTTGCCGGAGGAGTTGCTCGATGAGATTCGCAGTCGCAAGCGCATCTCGGACAAGCACCACCAGTGGCTGACCGACAAAGGGCTGACGCGGCTGGAGCAGCAGATTCATTCGGTGACGGCGATTGCGCGCTGCTCGACCAACTACCGCGATTTCAGCAGGCGTTGCGAGGCAGCCTTCGCGGGCGGCGCGTTGCAGCTCGGTCTGTTGATCGACGAGTTTGAGGAGGTGGCGTGAAATGCTGGGTCTGCACACGTCAGGCACGGGGATTCGGTCATACCGACAACCAACACGGTATCGGCAATCCCCGCCGCTACCCCATCGACTGGGTGTTCTGCTCGCAGCGTTGCCAGAACGTCTTTCACGCGATGTACGGCAATTGGCTCAAAGCCAAGGACGAGCCGGGCAAACGCAGGGAGGTCGTGATGATCGATCCCTCTGACATCGAGATCGCCTCGATGAAAAAGTGCCTGAAGGCGTTCGGTGAAGCTGCTGGCGAAATCGGCTTCACGAAGCCCCTCGGGGATTACTCGGAAGCTGAAGCGCTGCGGGTTATCGACGCCATCGTCACCCGCTACACGGAGGCAATGGTCGAGCATCACGAGGCGACCAAGTTTCCGCCGGTGCGCGGCATGCCTCCGACGCCCGATCCCTTGGCGAACCCGTTTGCCGATCTTGAGGACGATCTGCCGTGGGAGACGAAGCCATGATGGACTTCAATTCCACGGCAAGCGTGTCCGGTCAAATCAGCGTGTTGGTCGATGCCGGCGTGCAGCGAGCTCGTGCACGCCAGTCGGTGCGCCACTACCTTGGCGCATCCCGGTTGGGCGTGGCTTGCGAACGCGCGCTGCAGTACGAGTTTGCGCAAGCACCGGTCGACTATGGGCGCGACGTGCAGGGTCGAATATTGCGCATCTTTGAGCGCGGCCACGTCAACGAAGAGTGCATGGTCGGATGGCTGCGGGACGCGGGTTTCGATCTGCGCACCCACAAGGCCGACGGCGAGCAGTTCGGTTTCTCGGTGGCTGACGGACGCCTGCAGGGCCACATCGACGGGGTGTTCGTCGGTGGCCCCGAGGGCTTCGCTTACCCGGCCCTTTGGGAAAACAAGTGCCTCGGCTCGAAGTCCTGGCGCGATCTGGAGAAGAACCGGCTCGCCATTTCCAAGCCTGTCTACGCGGCGCAAGTCGCGCTGTATCAGGCCTATCTCGAACTACACGAGCACCCGGCAATTTTCACGGCGGTGAACGCCGACACGATGGAAATCTACGTCGAGCTCGTCCCCTTTGATGCAGCCCTTGCCCAACGCATGTCGGATCGGGCGGTGAAGGTGATCACAGCGACCGAGGCAGCAGAACTCCTGCCGCGCGCCTTCGCTGACCAGACCCATTTCGAATGCCGGATGTGCTCGTGGCAAGACCGCTGCTGGAGAACGCAATCATGAACGACCACAACACAGGCGTCACCGACGACGAAACCATGATCGACGCCAAGCAGGCGGCGGCCGCACTGAGCCTGCCGTACTACTGGTTTGCCGATCAAACGATGCGCAGCAAGTACCGCATCCCGCATTACCTGCTCGGCGGCTTGGTGCGCTACCGGATGTCCGAGCTTTCCGCATGGGCGGCCAGCAGCAAAGCGCCGCTGGGCGATGGTGACAAACAACGCGCCAGCAAAGCACAGGACGAGGGAGCCGAATGATCGACTTCAACGACATCTCCCTGCCCATCGAAAACCGGGACGCTGAACGCGACGAAATTCGCGCAGAACTGATCGCGCGACTGGAGTCGGTACTGACCTCGATGTTCCCGGCGGGCAAGAAACGCCAGGGCAAGTTTCTCATCGGCGATGTGCTGGGCAGTCCCGGCGACAGCCTCGAGGTGGTGCTGACCGGCGACAAGGCCGGACTCTGGACGGATCGAGCGAACGGCGACGGCGGCGACATCTTCGATTTGATCGCGGCCTACCTCGGTGCGAGCATCCATGCCGACTTTCCTCGTGTGCTGCAGCAAGCCAGTGATCTGCTTGGGCGTGCGCGGTCAACACCGGTGCGCAAAGCCAAAGCAGCACCGCCGTCCGACGATCTCGGCCCCGCGACCGCCAAGTGGGACTATCACGACGCCACTGGCAAGCTGATCGCCGTTGTCTACCGCTACGACCCACTGGGACGAAAAAAGGAATTCCGGCCGTGGGACGCCAAGCGCCGCAAGATGGCCCCGCCCGAGCCCCGCCCGCTTTACAACCAGCCGGGGTTGGTTGCCGCTAGCCACATCGTCCTGGTCGAAGGCGAGAAGTGCGCGCAGGCACTGATCGATGCCGGGGTGGTGGCGACCACGGCCATGCACGGAGCAAACGCTCCGGTCGATAAAACTGACTGGCAACCGCTGGCAGGCAAGTCAGTGCTGATCTGGCCGGATCGAGACGCGCCGGGCTGGGATTACGCTGACCGCGCCTCGCAGGCCATCTTGCACGCCGGTGCGACCACGGTCGCCATCCTCGTACCACCCGATGACCGGCCCGAGGGTTGGGACGCTGCCGACGCCATTCCTGATGGCTTTGACGTGGCTGGCTTTCTTGCTGTTGGTGAGCGATTGCCCGTGATGCGCTCCGTTGAGGAGATTGCGCCGCCGGATTTGCTGACGGGCATCGACTGGAGTACCGAGGACGGACTGTCGACCGCCTTCACCCGTCGCTATGGTCAGGACTGGCGCTACTGCGCGCTGTGGGGCAAGTGGCTGGTGTGGACGGGTGTGCGCTGGAATGCCGATCAGATGCTTTACGTCTCGCATCTGGCTCGGGGCATCTGCCGTAACGCATCGCTGAAGGCAGAGAGCCCAAGGCAGAAAGCCAAGCTCGCCAGCTCGTCCACCATCTCGGCGGTCGAGAAAATCGCCCGATCTGATCCGAAGCACGCGTCCAGTGCCGAGGAGTGGGATGCCGATACGTGGGCGCTCAACACCCCGGGTGGCGTGGTCGATCTGCGCACGGGCCGGATGCGCGAGCACCGGCGTGACGACCGGATGACCAAGGTCAGCACGGCCACACCCAAGGGCGACTGTCCAACGTGGCATGGGTTTCTGGCCGACGTCACCGGCGGCGATGCCGATCTGATCGCCTACCTGCAACTGATGGTGGGCTATTGCCTGACCGGGATCACCAGCGAGCACGCGCTGTTTTTCCTGTACGGCACCGGCGCGAACGGCAAGTCCGTGTTCGTCAACGTGATCACCACGATCCTCGGTGACTACGCGGCCAACGCGCCGATGGACACGTTCATGGACGCGCGCAACGACCGGCACCCGACCGATCTGGCCGGACTGCGCGGCGCACGCTTCGTGTCCTCCATCGAAACCGAACAGGGTCGGCGCTGGAACGAGTCCAAGGTCAAGGCGATCACTGGCGGCGACAAGGTGTCGGCGCGCTTCATGCGCCAGGACTTCTTCGAGTACGTGCCCCAGTTCAAGTTGGTGATCGCAGGCAACCACAAGCCATCGATCCGCAACGTGGACGAGGCGATGAAGCGTCGTCTGCACCTGATTCCGTTCACGGTCACCATTCCGCCAGAAAAGCGGGACGGCAGGCTCACCGACAAGCTGCTCAAGGAGCGCGATGGCATTTTGGCGTGGGCGGTCGAGGGATGCAGCCGCTGGCAACAGCAAGGGCTGAAACCGCCAGCCAGCGTGGTGTCGGCGACCGAGGAGTATTTCGAAGCCGAGGACGCGCTCGGGCAATGGATCGAAGAACGCTGCCTGCTGGCCAAGACCAGCCGCGAGGGCGTGTCCGATCTGTTTTCCGACTGGCGTGAGTGGGCCGAGCGTGCGGGCGAATTCGTCGGATCGGTCAAGCGCTTCTCGGAACTGATGGCCACACGCAAGTTTGAGAAGTGCCGACTGACCGGTGGCGTGCGCGGTTTGACGGGGCTGTCCCTCAGACCCAAGCCCTACAACGCCAGCTACCCGTACCGCGATGACTGACCAGCAAAACCGTCGAGTGACGGATGTGACGGACTTGTCGAATACCTCTCTTTGCCTGCGCACGCGCACGCACACGTGTAGAGAGTTATACGGAGAACCCGTCGCATCCGTCACTCGCCCCAAAAATTCAGGAGCAATGACGATGAACACGACAACCAACAGCACCATTCTTGCCCTTGATCTGGGCACGCACACCGGCTGGGCACTGCACCAACTGGACAGCACGATCACCAGCGGCACCGAGCATTTCAAGCCGCAGCGATTTGAAGGCGGCGGTATGCGCTTCCTGCGATTCAAGCGCTGGCTGGCCGAACTGCTGACCATCAGTGGCCACATCAACGCGGTGTATTTCGAGGAGGTTCGACGCCACGCGGGCGTCGATGCAGCCCACGCCTACGGCGGTTTCATGGGTCATCTGACCGCGTGGTGTGAACATCACAACATCCCCTACCAGGGCGTTCCGGTCGGCACGATCAAGAAGCACGCGACCGGAAAAGGCAATGCAGGCAAGGACGAGATGATCGCCTCTGTCCAGTTGCGTGGCCACGTCCCTTGCGACGACAACGAAGCCGATGCCCTGGCACTACTGCACTGGGCTATCGAGACGCAGGAGGTGTGAGATGAAGGTTCCAACACCTCAATACCGCTGCCCCTTGGGTCGGCTGCAACCAGACACCACGGATCTGGATGCGATGAAACGTAACGGCTGGCGTGACCAGCACATCCTGGTGGTCAACGAGTCCGACGAGCGACTGGACTTCATCGAACGCGAGATCGTGCGCCGCATTGGCGAGCGCTTGTACGGAGGGCCGCGTCATGACTGAGTGGACGATAGATGATGTGGCAGCACGCTTCGAGGATGCTGCTGTCACTGGCCAACGCCTACCCCCTGTCCGTGTGCAGGGCTACTTCAACACGTGGCCAGCCTTCGTGCGCACGGCGTGGGAAGCCTTCTCCTCTGACGCGCCTGAGTACCGACCATTCCCACCCAGCCCCGTCGACATCGACCGGATGCTGGAGACGATGCGCTGGGTGCAATGGCTTGAGGTCGAGCAACGTCACCTCGTGTGGATGCGGGCCAAGCGTTACGGATGGCGTGACATCACGATCCGCTTTGCCTGCGACCGCACCACCGCGTGGCGGCGCTGGCAGAAGGCACTGGAGATCGTGGCGACCAATCTCAACGCTGAAGGCAGGTGTTCACCTTCCAAAATCGTGAGCAACGTCGGGTAATGCCTGCCGCGTTTGTCCTCGCTTTGCCCTGTTTGTCCCTTTTGACGCGGTTTGGTCGTGCAACAAAACGACCCGTTTGGGGGTAATATTTCGGCTATCTTCTGGACAGCGGTGACGATAAAGCAAGTGCCCCAAGGCAAAAGGGGTCCTTCCTTTCCAAAATCGTATGCGGGAGGCGACAGCGCGGCATTGCGCTAGCGTCCGACTGCAGCAAGCATTACGAAACCCGCCCACGGTCTGAACGTCGGCGGGTTTTTTCATTTCAACGCAGCAGCGACGCTCGCGGCCCGCGACGGGGTTCCCTTCTTACCCGTCCGGGCCGCTTCTTTTTGAGAGACACGAACTGAATATGCTCAACGTCGAATACCGCAAGGTCGAGGCGCTGATCCCCTACGCCCGGAATCCAAGAACGCACAACGATGAGCAGGTGGCCAAGATCGCCGCCAGCATCGTCGAGTACGGTTGGACGAATCCGGTGCTGGTGGACGGCGACAACGGCATCATCGCAGGCCACGGTCGGCTCGCGGCCGCGCACAAGCTGGGCCTGACAGAGGTGCCGGTGATTGAACTGGCGCATCTGTCGCCGACGCAAAAGCGTGCCTACGTGATCTCCGACAACCGCCTCGCGCTAGATGCCGGATGGGACGACGCGATGCTGGCACTGGAACTGGCCGAGTTGTCAGAAGCCGGGTTCGACCTCGCACTTACTGGTTTCGAGGATGCCGAAATTGAAGCCTTGTTGGCCGACGACCTCGGTGATGGTGATGGCGACCAGGAGCAGGACGCCGACGAGCCCGATGCTGCCGACGATGTACCCGACACACCGACGACTCCAGTGTCTCGCT